TGAAGTTATGTCGGGAGAAGTAATTCCTACAATGATGCAAGAGATGAATCTATCTACTCTTAAATTATCTGACGGTTCTTCTGTTGAAGTAAAACCGATTTATGGTGCCTCGATATCACCTGCAAAAAAGGAAGAGGCATTTAACTGGCTTCGTAGTAACGGCTTGGGTGATCTTATTAAAAATGAGATCACAGTTTCCTTTGGTCGTAACGAAGACAACAAGGCAGCAGAATATGCTGTCCTTGCACAAGGTCAAGGATATCAACCTGTCCAGAAATTAAAGGTTGAGCCTATGACACTTAAAGCTTTAGTCCGTGAGCGTCTTGAAGCTGGACAAGAGATGCCCACGGAACTATTTAACGTGTTCGCAGGAAACCGAACCAAAATAACAAGGAGTAAATAACGATGAGCAAAGAACCAATAAAGAAGGCGAATGGGTCATTGGCGGTGAGCAACTTTGAGCAAGACGCAAACATGGGAATGGGTAATCTAACTCAAGATGATTTAGCATTACCATTTCTTAAAATACTTGGTCAGCTTTCTCCAGAAGTAAATAAGAGAGACGGCAAGTATGTAGAAGGGGCAGCACCTGGAATGATATACAATTCAGTAACAGGTGACCTTTTCGATGGTGAGAAAGGTGTGATTGTCATACCTTGTCACTATAAGTTGGAGTATGTTGAATGGAGAGATAGAGGTAAAGATGGATCGGGAGCACCGGTAAATATTTATCCTTCTTCTTCAGACATCATGACTAAAACAACTAGAGGGGCAGATTATAAAGATAGGTTATCAAACGGTAACTATATTGAAAAGACTGCTCAACACTTCATACTGGTTGCAGGAAATGTTCCTACAACTGCATTGATTGCCATGAAATCTACACAATTAAAGATTAGTAGAAAATGGAACTCTATGATGCAAAGTATAAAACTTAAAGGTAAGAACGGTATGTTCACACCTGCATCATTCAGTCATCAATATGTATTGAAGACTAATCAACAGTCCAACGACAAAGGTAGTTGGTTTGGTTGGGAAGTTACCAAATTAGGTCCAGTTGAGAATGCTGATCTTTACCATCAAGCTAAAAGTTTTGCAGAGAGTATCTCTAAAGGAGACGTTCAAGTAAAACATGGTGAGGAAACTCAAACGAGTGAAGCAAGTCATTACTAGAATCCTAGGTTGTGGGCGTCGAAGCGAGAGTAGAAACGCCCACAAAATATTCGCATGGAACAGAAGTTTGTTAAAATATTTGATGGATTAAAAAGAGATTATGGATACGCAGAAATTACTAACGGCTACAAAGATTCAACCACAGGAAAGTTTAAAGTAAAACACGGTTGGGCAGGTAAGCCATTAACTAGTTTAGATTATCTTCAACATCTCAAGGGAGAGAAGTCTATTGGTATACAGCCTTGTGATGACAATGGCATGGTTAGTTTTGGTGCCATAGATATAGATTCAAAAGCATATCAAAATTTTAGTCCCAGAAAATATTTAGAAATAATAGAAAAAAATAATATACCTGTAATACCAGTAAAATCTAAAAGTGGTGGACTACATTTATACATACATACAAAAGAAAAAGTTAAAGCTAGTTTTTTAAGAAATTTTTTAGACAAACTATTATATACATTAGAGTTAGATCCAACAACAGAAATATATCCAAAACAAACGGAACTTGGAACAGGATCAGATGGTAGTTTTACTAATGGTAATTTTATTAATTTACCATATTACAATAGAATAGAACGAGTTGCATTAAATCTAGATGGAACAGAGTTTAGTTTTGATCAATATATACAGGTTGTTGAGGCTAATTTAAAAAGTGAAAAAGAATTAAATGAATTTATTGATGATCATATAAATAAAATATTGTTAGGTGGTGCAGAAGAATTTAACGATGGCCCACCCTGTTTACAAGCTATATCAAAAACAATTGATGATAGTAATAAACTGCCAGATGAAAGAGATAGATTCTTATTTAATTACATGGTTTTTTGTAAAAAGAAATACCCAGATCTTTGGGAAAAGAAAGTATTGGATGGTGCAAGAAAATATATTTTATATGATGAAGAGTGGGGGGATAAAAAAGTATTAGATAAAATTAAATCTTGGCGTAAACCAACAGCAGGACACCTTTGTGATCAAGATCCAATTAGAAATTTTTGCATTAAATCAGAATGTGCCAAAAGACAATTTGGTTATATGTCAGATAAACAAAAGAAATTTCCTCAGCTGTCAGCTTTAATTAGAATAGATTACATACCTGAACCTGAGTTTAGATTTACAGTTCATTTTAATGATAAACAAGATGGCGAAAAAAGTAAACAAGTGCTAGCTAGAGATGTAAATTACTTAATGGACATGGAAAAATGTAGAAGATTAATTGCATCACATACACCAATAGCACCACCAAGAATAAAACAAGATGAGTTTCAATCTATCATAGAAAAATTAAAAGAGACAGAAACAGTGCAACCACCTCCTGCAGGTACATCACCAAAAGAATTATTACAAAAATATTTAGATGAACATATACATGGTGTTCCCGCAGTTAGTGCTGCATCATTTAGCAGTGGGTCTGTATTAAAAGAGGAAGAGGAAGGTTTTGCATATTTTACTATGGAAGTATTTTTTAATTATTTAAAAAATAAAGAATGGAAAATAAAATATGAAAAAACTGGTAGAATGTTAATAGAAGAATTTAAAGCAGAGTTAGGATATTTAAAAAGATATCCTAAAAAAGATACAGATAAAAAATCACACAACCCTATTCGTTGTATAAAAATTCCTTTGTCATTTTTTCCAAGAGAAGAGGAGGATGTAGAAATATTAGATAGAAAAGATAAGGATCAAATACTGTGATAAAAAAATTCTACGGACCACCTGGCACAGGTAAAACAGAAAAATTAATTCGTAGAGCTCTAGCCTACATAAGAGTAGGAACACCTGTAAAAAAGATAGGTTACTTTGCATTTACTAAAAAGGCAGCATACACAGCAAAAGAAAGAATGCTTAATAAAAATAAAAATTTTAACAAAAAAGATTTAAAACATTTTCAAACTCTACATTCATTGGCTTTTCACACATTAGGTTTAAAAGAAGAAAATGTTATGCAGGATTATCATTACGATGATCTTGGTAAAGAATTAAGTATTAGTGTTAAAACAAAAGGTGACTTTGATACCTCACCTTACATGACTTGTGACAATGAATACTTTCAAATAATATTAAAATCTAGAGAAAAAGATATAGAAGTTTGGGATGAATATTGCACAGGAGATTATAGTAAGGACATAAATCCTGACATATTAAAACACGTAGCAGCTAATTATTTTGAATATAAAAAAGCTAATAGTTTAGTGGATTATAGTGATATGATTCACCAATTCGTAAACAAATCACACCTATGTCCAACCTTTGATGTTGTGTTTATCGATGAAGCTCAGGATCTATCTCCAATACAGTGGATGATGTATGACATATTAAAAGCTAACACTAAAGATATGTATCTTGCAGGAGATGATGATCAAGCCATATATGCATGGGCAGGAGCAGATGTAGATAGATTTATAAAAGAACCTGCAACAGAAGTGGTATTAAAAAAATCTAGAAGAGTGCCAAGAAAAGTTCAAGACATATCAAACATTATTGTAAATAGAATAGAGGGATTACGGGCAGATAAAACATATTATCCAAGAGAAGAAGATGGATCTTGTGTAAAAATTAATAACTTAGACAATGTAGATCTTATGAAAGATAACTGGTTGATACTAACAAGAACTAGATCTAAATCTGTGCAGATAGCGAAAGAATTAAAACAACGAGGTATATTTTTTGAAAGTAAATTTTTTAAAAGTTTAAATATTAAATTACATAAAGCAGCTGTTTATTATTCCAGATGGACAGACGGTCAAGAATTAAATCAAAATGAAATTGATGATGTTGAAGACTATATGTCTGATAATAATTGGAATGAATTAGTTCCATGGTTTGAAGCTTTTGATAAAGCTAACTTAGAGGATAAAAATTACATCAGATTATTATTATCAAACAAAGAAAAATTATCAGAGTCACCTAGAGTTAAAGTATCTACAATACATGCAGCAAAGGGGGGTGAGTCTGATAATGTCCTACTTGTATTAGATAATGCTAGAAAAATAAGAGAATCTGTGTTAAAAAATGTTAGAAAAAGAGATGAAGAACACAGAGTCTGGTACGTTGGAGTTACACGTAGTAGAAAAAATTTATACTTGATGAGAGCAAAAATAGAAAGGTATGGTTACAATTTATGACACACAAAGATATGTTTAAATCAACGACATACGATTCATTAGATAAGCAAGTTGATGGGAATCATTATAAAAGTATGAAGATTCAACCTGCAGAATTTATTAATGAAAACAAATTATTATTTGCAGAAGGTAACGCTATAAAATATATTTGCAGACATCGGTCTAAAGGAAAAGAAAAAGATATTAAGAAAGCTATTCACTACCTTGAAATGATTTTAGAAAGAGATTATTCGTGAGAGTATTAGATCTATTTTCAGGCATAGGTGGTTTTACATTAGGTTTAGATTCAACAGGTTTTTTTGAGACAGTAAAATTTGTTGAGAAAGATAAATACTGTCAGAAAGTTTTA